TCAAATACATGTGGCTTAGCAATGAGAGCAGCACCCAAGTGATTGAGGTCTGTCATGTTAGCATGCCAAGGCATTTGCTTGGTTATTAACTTATTATTTAATTGTGCCATTTTAAAAATTTTTTGTTAAACTAAAAGAAATCTGCTAACCCTTTATTGCGAGAACCTTTTGTGCTTGTTGATGGATTGAGTTTTTGATTACTGATTTTTTGTCTTGTTTCTTTAATTACTTCTGTTTTTGCTTTCTCTTTAATGTCTGTTACATCAAAATCAGAAGATAATATTTTAGCCAACAAAATCATTTTACTCTTATCCTTAAATGCATTTTGTAAATCATTTTGGAATTGTGTAAGGAACTGATTATTACCTATCTTAACTGCAGGTTTAGTCATATACCCATGTAATTCCTTCTTATCTCTTTGTGTTAAAGTCCAATTCTTTATTTCATTAGAAGAATCAATAGTTTGTTTTAAATCTTTTACTAATTGTTTCTTCTGTTCCTCTTGTTGAAAAGCAAATCTTTTTTGTTTTTCAATAGTTTCTATTTTTGTTTTTTCATTATCTTCTTCTATTTGCTCATGAAACTTTTGAGCATATTTAGAAAGCTTACCTGATTCCTTTAACCAATCAATTTTATCATCAACATCGTCATCATCTAAGTCTTCATAATTACTATAATAGTATCTTAAAAACTTCTCTTGTGATTTTTCATCATTGTAATTAGGAGTAGGTACTTCACTTATTTCAGAATATATCTTAAAGAAATCTTTAGTATTACCACCTTCTTTTTTAAACTTTAAGAATGCTTTACCATCTTCATCTAATTCATCCATAAAAGCTTGAATAGTTTCATCTAATCTAGCTTCTATTTCTTCTTCCTGTAATTCAATAAACCTATCAGCATCAATCTGAGATTCATCTTCAACATCAATATTTATAATTCCTCTTGTCTTAAGTTCTTTATAAATACTTGACCATTCAGAAGAAATAGGTTTAAAACTATTATCTTCATCTTCATCAAAAAACTCATCTACTTCTTCAGCATCATCTTTATCTTTAGCTAATTTAGATGGTTCATCTTCTTCTGTTACTTCATTTAACTTATTTGGTTTTGTTGATGTTTCAGTTTGTTGAGTACCTTCATTAGAAGGTACACTAAAAAACTCATCACCATTATCCCAATTAAAATCTGCTAAACTTATTTCTTTTTCTGTACTCATAATAATAACACAAATTTAAGTTTGAAAATTAAATATCTTTAAGTTTTAATCTTAAAAATATAGTGGATTTGATTAATGTTTTTAAATTACTTTTTATTATTTAGCTTTTTAGTTTCTAACTCAGCATTCTTTTTATCCATCTCTTTTTGATGTCTAAACTTTTCTTCATCTAATTGTTGCTTTCTTTGTTTTACATCTACATCTACTCCTTGCTTAGCAACTTCTAATATATCTAACTTGCCATCTTTATCTACATCCTTATCTTCATTAAAACCTAAAGACATAATAGTTTGACTTTGTATTTCTCTATCAGTCTTCATTTTTTCTTTCATCATCTCTGTTTCTCTATCAAACATCTTCATTTCTTTTTCATGAGTAAGTGCTTGTTGTTGTATTTCTTGTTGTTTTTCTAACTGCTGCATTTGCTGTTGTTGCATTTCTTCTCTCTTTCTTTGTTCAGATGCCATTAACATTTCTTCAGCTTCTTGAACTCCTTCTGCTCTTATAACTTTAATAACATCAGATAAATCAATCTTTTGAGTTTGCATTGCAGCATGAGCTAATTGAGATATAAGCTCTTTAACTTCATGTGCTTTAGATGAGTTAGAAACAAATATACCATAAGAAGAATTATCTAATAAGTCAGCATCTACTGTAAGCATTTTACGAGAAAAGTCATCTAATATATAATTCAACTTTAAGTTAGGATTCTCTGTATAACATACTTTAGCTGTATCTAATAACCTTTCTAATACTGCTCTTTTAACATGATTATGTAATTCAAATACAGGTTCTAATATATGAGAACTTTGAACCATAGTTTGTTTAGTATTAGTAACAGCAGCATTAGGTCCAATTTGACCTTCAGCTTCAGGTGGAATACCAATAGATATACCTGCTCTTCTTTCAATATATTCAGCTAAGTTAATATACTTCTGAATATCAGAAGCTAATGACATATCTATTTCTTTAACAGCATTAGGTATAGAATAATCACCTTTATTACCTTCTTCATTAGGATTTAAAAATCCTATCTTAGAAGACTCAGCAAAGTATAACCATTTCTCTACATCTATACCTGCACTCTCAGGTATCATTCCAATGTTCATCATAAGTATTTTACCTTTATCTGATGCCATTAGTAATTCTATCCTATACATTATAATGTCATAATAATATTGATATGCTTTTACTCTATCTACAAATGATGTAGGTAAAGAGTTAGTAGTATCCATTACTGCACCAATATAAGGAAGTTTACAATTATAAAGATTATTAATGTCTTTAAACTGTCCAGGTACAGGTCTTAAATAAACATAAATATCTACACCTATCTTGTATCCTTCATATACTTCAGGTATCCATTCCCACTTACAAGATATATCTCCTTGTTCTTTATTAAGTGTATAACCTTCATCTACTAATGTTTCTTGTATTTCACCATTAGCATCCATATAAGATAAAAACCCAATCTTTCTTAATGCTTTCCAAGTAGCATGTACTACCCTTACAGTCCATCCTTCATCTTCTTTATTTACATTAAAAGTAAAGTTAGCATCTACAACATGATTCATATTCTGAGTATAGTAAGAATAAATCTTATCTATCTCAGCAGTAGATAACTCATCACCAAAATATTGTACTACTCTTGATGGTGACATCCTATATACACATACTGCCCATTCTCCTTCTTCAATAAATTCTAAATCAGGTGACTTATCATAATCAAAGTAAAGAGGATTAATAACTGACATTGCAGGTTCATTATTTAATACTCCTACCCAATATGCTTCTTTAGCACTAATGCACAAGTGTTTAAATCCTTGATTAAACTTAGTAGGTATATCTTCTTTATTTATCAAATATTCTAATAGCTGATGTGCTAAAGCTTCTGCTGGGTCTTGGTGATCCCTTAACATATATTTCTTTACTTCTTCAGGAGTTTGTGCTTTTAACTCTTCTTCTATTTTTTGTTGTATTTGTTGCTGTTGTTCAGGAGTGAGTTCTTGACCTTGAGCTTCTTCCATTGCCCTCTTTTCAATATCCATTCTTATAGGTTTCATTATTTCTGAAACCACAAAATCTTTCATTCTACTAAACTCTTCTTGTTCTCTTCTTGTAGTTGCTTCTTCATTAACAGCAAATACTTTCCAAGAAAAAGGTCTTTTCATTTCCATACCTAAAAGCATCTTTATTTTAGGAGATATAATATCTCTATTAACAAAGTTAGCAGGTAGTTCTCCTGCTTGTGCCCCAAATGGTTTAGTTACATATTCAAAATCACGAATGTTAATAATATTATTAAACAAGTCATAATTTACTTTCATCCTTTTATACTCTGATACACCATTAGTATCAAAAGTATCTAATCCATATCCATTAAAACCTACTTGTGAAAATGACCTTTTATCTAAAAAGTCTAAGTTATTTTTATACCAATGTTTATTGTCAGCATTTTTTTGTGCTCTTGTTACCCTATGTTTAGGCATTGCAACACTAAAATTACCATCAGAATTAGTTATCATAGTTAATATAGTTAATCTTTTTTAAACCAATTTTTATAAGATTCTAATAATGCAATAGCAGATTTATTCTTATTAGAGTTTTCAGTAAATACTTTTTCACCTTCTTCCTCTAACTGAAACATAATCATCATAAATGCCATTACTCGGTCAAAGTTTCCTTTCTTATTAAATAATATCAATTCTTCTAACAATCCTGGGTCTGATATCAAGTCCAAATTTAATACTTTATTTCCAAATTCATCTACATCTCTTTCTTTTAATAACCATTGCTTTATATATTTAGAACCTGCATCCTTTAACTCACTATTCATGTGAATACCATATATCCTTGCTACTTTAGAATTTTTAATAGTCTTAGATATAACAGCATCAGGTTGTGCAGCTAATAGATGTAACTTTCTATTCTTTTCAAAATATGACTTAACATCTCTAATCATATTCTCATGCATTATTTCTGCATTATAAAGTTCTGCTAACAACTCTACTATCCTATGAGTATCATCAGCAGTTTTCATTCTACCTACATAAGAAGCTACTATCATATCTCTACTATAAGAAAAAGTAGTAACACCTTTATAAACATATACAGCACCTAATGATGCACCTGCACTTTGGTCTTGTTGATAAGGGTCATATCCTATCTTATATAATCCTTTAGGTGCATTAGATACAGGATATTCATATATTACAGGACAACCACTTAAACTTAATGTCTTAGGTTTATAATGCCATACTGGTTCTAATTCATTTCTTAAATCAGGTGTAGCTTTAACCTTACCTTCTTCTTTACTCAAATATACAGGTTGACCTTTCTTATCATACACCTTTTCTCTTTCTATAATATTTAATCTATTTCTAAGTTCAGTAATTGGGAAGTCATTAGTAGATACAGTAAGAAAAGCTTCACTAGGTTTTAAAGGATATTCTTGTACTCTTTTTTGAATAACTCCTGTACCATTAGATGAGTTCTTTAATATCTTTTCTCTTTCTTCTATTTCATAATTTATAGCTTCTTGCCTTAATGAATTACCTTGTTTATCATAAAAACCATCCATGTTCCAAAATACAGGATGGAAAAATCCACACTTTGTATTCTCTGCATTATCATCCCATACATTAATAAATGGCATTAAGTTATAAGTTGCTGGGTCATAAAACATATCAGCAAAATCTACTGTACCACCTTCCATATCACCACCTGTACCAAATATAAGTATCTGTCCTGTTATAA